TATGTTACTTGGTGGCTTGTTAGGTAAGGTAGTAACAGGCAACGATAAAGGGGCAGTAGGCGGCGCAATGTTAGGCGGCGTGTTATCGGCGGCCCCCAGACCTAGCCAACGTATATTACATGGGCATATGAAAGAAGAAGTTTGCCACACTGTATTTAAATCTAAATGGGTAACTAAAAACGAATATAGCCATTCATTAATAACATTCAAAACATCGGATGGTTATACATATGAATTACAATTTCAGAGATAGGAGAGAAACTAATGGACATACATATTATACACATACTATTCATAGCCTTATATGTTGTAGGGTTTTATGTTTGCTACAGAATTGCGAGGAATAATAAAAGATGAACATACCAACAGAGAAAGATACACTAGCAACAATGGTGGCCTACTATAAGAAGTCACCCTTGTTCTGTGGGCTAACGGCGGCAACGCAAGTTAGTTACGACCGACACTTAAACAAGTCTTGCATCACACTGGTGCAAGGCAAGGAGCTAGGCAACATCAAGTTAAAGAACATAAGCATTAAACATTTGAGTGACGCATATGAACAGTGGCTTAACGTAGGCAGGAGAACAGCTAACCTACGCGCCGCCGTATTGAATGTAGTATTCAAGTACGCAATGCAAAAAGAGATTACTCATAAGAACCCTATTAATAATTTAACGCGCAAGGCTGATGGGGTTCGCAGTGTTAAGTGGTCGCGCAGTGATGTAAAAAAGTTCTTGAGTGTAGCTTACGCAGACTTTCGATGGCGTAGCATTGGGTTGATAACTCATATGTCCTATGATTGGGCGCAACGTGTTGGCGATATGCGTAACTTAAAATGGAGTGCTATTAACTTCGATGAGAAACGCCTGGACATTAAACAGAGCAAGCGAGGTGCAGAAGTACATCTACCGATTAGTGACAACTTAATTAAGATGTTACGACAACAAGAGAAAGACTTTGGCTTTCAAGAATATGTCGCGCCCAGAGTACGACCTATCGGGCAATCCTATACACCCTACAACATCAAGGAGGTTAGTTACTTAATGAATGAAGTTAAGGATAAAGCTAAGTTACCGCGAGAGTTGAGGGCTATGGATCTACGCCGTACAGCTATTACTGAGATGGTTGAGGGTGGTGTTGATTTGGCTGGTGTTATGCAAGTCAGTGGACATAGATCGCCGCAGTCAGTTAAACCATACTTAGTTAATACATACAGTGGTGCAGTGAAGGCACTAGAAGGGAGGAAAGGGAATGAACATTAGGGAGTTTGTATTGTCGTATGAGCTTCCTAATGAAGGAACAACAAGAGTGGATTGCCCCAAATGTAACAGTAGGAATACTTTATCTGTTAGCAATGACGACGGCGTTATTGTGTATCATTGCTACAAGTTAAGGTGCAATACAAAAGGGGCAGTTCATCAAGGTCTTACAGCGCACGAAATATATAACAAGATACGCAAACAAAATGCAGTATATAATGATGAGGCTACAGAGTTATGGGTGGTTCCTGAGTACGTTGTAAAACCTACAGCAGATCATGGGCTAGTCACTAAGTTCAGAGATCAGTGGAACTTACATGATGCTGAGTTATTATATGACGTTAAAGATAAGCGTGCAGTATTTCCTATCAGAGAGAACGGTAGGCTTATTGATGCAACGGGTAGGTCGCTAGATGGTGGCGTGCCTAAGTGGTTTAGATATACAGGCAATGCAGTAGTTTATACGTCGTGCCAAGGCGGATCAAATGGGCGCGTTGTGATTGTCGAGGATGCCATTAGTGCGTATACTATATGTAGTACGTGGCAAAATGTAACAGGAATGGCAATCTTAGGTACGTCATTATCCGTGAAACATATGGAGCATATTCAAGATTACGATAAGGTAATTGTTGCCCTAGACCCAGACGCATCACACAAGAACTTGGAATACAGAAAAGAAATACATTCTTGGACGGGTAGACAGACAATAGCTATGCGGCTACAAGATGATATAAAATATAAAAAAGAGGCAGACATACAAACATTGGAAGGAATACTATAAATGCGAAACACTAATAAAAGAACAGTAAGTTTAGGAAGTATATACATGGAGTGGTTATTATATAACTCTCGTCCAAAGTTTCAAAGAAGGGCAGGGTTATGGAAAAAAGATCGTAAACAAATATTCATAGACTCTTTGTTAAACACTTTTGATTGTCCTAAAATTTATTGTGAGGCGTACAACGGAGTAGACGATCTTGGTTTTAAATATGGTATTGTGGACGGACAACAGAGGCTAACAACATTAATACAATTTTTTAGAGGCGAGTTTAAATTAAGCAGTACTTTCTTATTTACCCCTGCAGGATATTGTAACTTAGAAGAAAAGGATTACCCAAAAGCAGGTGATACATATGTAAAATTTAGTGAGCCACTAAAACAGTATTTTAAAAACATGGCTGTTGATATAGTTTATCTTGAGCATTGGCCTAAGCCCTTGGTAAGAGAACAATTCCGCAGATTAAATTCTCATACACCTTTAGTTTCCCCTGAATATAATAACTCATATGATAATCCTGTAAATACAGCAGCAAAAGAGATTGCTGAACATCCATACTTTAAAGAGAAAGTTTCATTTAAGGACAGTCGGTTTGACTTTTATGACATTGCACTAAAATTATTAGTCCTTGAATATAAGCACGTTGTTGAAAGGCAAGATTTCGCTCTACTAGAAAGTAGAAGTTTTATTAATTTATTTCTGGAAAGAGAAGACCTTATACAGGACGATAAACTAAATATTGTTAAATCTAATTTAATTAAAAGATTAACTATTTTGCACACTATGTTTGAGGACAAAGACCCTATACTTAAAAGTAAAGCAACGACAGTGGTTTTTTGTATGCTAACACAAAAAATTCTTAAAGAGTATGCTAGTCCGATTTGCGAGATTTCTGATTTAATACGAGATACATTACGCAGATTTGAAGAAGAAAGAATAAAAGATTTATACGAACAAAAAGTATCATCGTTTACTACTTACAAGCACTTATCTTATTCTGGAGTGTTTAGTAAAAAGAATGTTTTAGGTCGAGTGGATATACTAACTAAATATCTTTTAATGTGGCATGGTGACAAAATAAAACCCAAAGACCCAAGGAGAGCATACAATGAAAAAGAAAGATTGTTTTTATACTATAAAGATGAACAGACTTGTCAGATTTGTAACAAAAAAATATCCTTCGATGAAATGGACGCAGACCACATTGAGAGGCATACTGATGGAGGTCCAACGACATTAGATAACGCTAGGTGTTTATGTTATACTTGTAATCGCAGCACTCGAAAAGCCGCCGCATAAGTGAGAACATTATGGGTATCATTAAAAGAACCCCCAAAAAAATATGATGCGTGCGTCGGGTTATGCCAAGTGGGGCGATGGGGAGCAGTTAAGGAGGTTTGGAATGTGGGAGGGTCAAGGCCAACAAAGTGGTACTACTGGCCTTTCCCGATGGACTACTTTAAGTGGGATAGGAACGGGGCATATATAGGCAGAAGGAGAAGAAAGGTAACATGACAGAATTATCGCTAATAAAAACTCTAATGGATAAAGAGTTCTATGAATTACATAAAGGAATACGATGCCAAGATAAAATATTTACTAAGGATGTAAGGAAGGTAAAGCAAGTATTAGACTACGCAATGGAGACATACGATCAAGGTATCTCACTTGCTGATTTAGAGGCATTGTTTTACGCTACAAATAAGACACTCACTACATCGAACAAGGAGCAGTACAAAAAGATATTTCAGAAGATAGCTAACAGCAGTGCGTTAAATAAAGATGTAGCGAATGAAGTTATATCTAAAATGTTTCAACAGGTCGTCGGCGAAGAGGTAGCTAATATAGGATATGCTTTTGTTAATGGTACGCAGAATAGTTTAGAGCCATTGCGAAAAATTGTTGAAGACTACCAAGATGATTTTACCCCTAACTTAAAGATTGAGTTTGAAGATATGAGCATTGAAACACTACTAAAAGCTAACGCAGAAGAGACACAATGGAAGTTTAATATACCTACCCTGAGACGCAATGTAGAGGGCGTGAGTGGTGGTCATTTTATTGTACTAGGGGCGCGGCCTAACACAGGCAAGACTAGCTTCCACGCCTCTATTATAGCCTCTCCACATGGGTTTGCACAACAGGGTGCTAAATGTGTAATTTTATGTAATGAAGAAGCCTCTCACAGGGTAGGTTCTAGGTACTTATCGTCGGCTACAACCATGACACTAGATGAGATAAAAACCAACCAACCCAAGGCGGCACTACGGTACAATAAAGTTAGTAGTAACATAAATATTAGAGACTCAACAGGTAAGGATTTAGCTTGGGTTGAGGCAGTAGTTAAGGCAACACAACCCGACGTTGTAGTGTTAGATATGGGCGATAAGTTTGCACCTCGCACAAGTGACAAGTCAGATGTATATTTAAGAGATGCTACGATACACGCCCGAAACATAGCTAAGGAATATAATTGTGCAGTCTTTTGGTTGTCACAACTGAGTGCGGCAGCAGAAGGTTTAGCTATGCCTGACCAATCTATGTTGGAGGGTAGTAAGACAGGCAAGGCGGCAGAGGCTGACTTAATGATATTAATAGGTAAAACAAAAGTTGTTGAAGGGAGTGAGATGGACGATACGGAGAGACATTTAAACGTAGCTAAAAACAAATTGAAGGGCGGCTTTCATGGTCGCATTACTTGTCAGTTGGCAGGAGATATAGCGCAGTATACCGCATGAGGTTAGTGCTAGACGTAGAGAACACAGTTACCAAACGTAACAACAAAACACATATGGACCCATTTGAGCCAACTAACTTCTTGGTTCAAGTCGGCACAAAGAATGTAGATATACCTAGTGAGCGACATATCTTGACGTTTGACCATGTAGAATACAATGATCGAACTGGTGCTAATGCTAAGTTACTACAAACTATATTAGACCAGACGACATTGCTAATTATGCACAATGCACAGCACGACTTGATGTGGTTATGGGCGAGTGGGTTTGAGTATGATGGCGAGATATATGACACGATGTTAGCTGAATACATATTACAGCGAGGACAGAAACAGCCGCTGAGTCTGTTGGCTTGTGCTGAACGACGAAACTTAAACTTTCAGAAGGACGATACATTAAAGAAATATTTTAAAGAAGGATACAACACAAATGAAATACCGCTTGATGAACTTAGTTACTATCTTGGTTGTGACATCGACACTACTACAGAGTTGTTCCATGCTATTGATACCGAAGGGTACGCCAAAAGCTGCTCCAACGGAATGGATAGAGTTCGAGCCATTACCTGCAAAGTCTGTAAAACCCTTACCCGAATGTATATGTCAGGGTTCAGAGTGGATAGACTCGCCCTTCGAGAAGTAAGGAAAGAGTTTGAAGAAGAGAAGACTAACATAGAGCAACGCCTGTTCAAACAGATACGAAATTTGATGGGAGATACGCCAGTCAATTTAAATAGCCCAGAACAAGTGTCACAGGTTATCTTCAGTAGACAAGTCATAGACAAAAAAGAATGGGTGGAGTTGTTTGACTTTACGAGCAACTTACCTGAGTTTAGAGATGCAGTCGCCGCCAATAGTAAACTACTTCGAAAGACAACGGCGTTTAGTTGCCCGACGTGTAATGGTGAGGGCAGTCGTTACAAAAAGAAAAAGGATGGTACAAACTTTAAGAAGGCTAACAAGTGTCCTGATTGTTTAGCACGCGGCTATCAACTTAAAGAGACTAACAAACTAGCAGGGCTAGGATTTAATCCACCAAACAAAACATGGGTAAGTGCTAATGGTTTTAGTACAAGTAAAGGCAACTTAGATATACTGATAGCTACAGCTAAAACAAAACGCATGGATAAAGCAATACAGTTCTTAGAAGATATAAAGAGACTGAGTGCTGTATCGACATATCTATCTTCGTTTGTTGATGGTATAAGTAACTACACAAAAGAGGATGGTTTCCTTCATGTAGGTTTAACGCAACATATCACTGCAACAGGGCGTTTTAGTGGACGTAACCCCAACATGCAGAACATGCCTCGTGGTGGTACGTTCCCAGTTAAGCGTGTATTTGTATCTCGATGGCAGGGCGGTCATATATTAGAGGCAGACTTTGCACAGTTAGAGTTCAGAGTTGCCGCATACTTGTCCCAGGATAAGGTTGCTATGAATGAGATAGCTACAGGGTTTGACGTGCATAGTTACACAGCTAAAGTTATAACTGATGCAGGACAAGAAACGTCACGACAAGTGGCGAAAGGCCATACGTTTGCGCCGTTGTTTGGGGCGAGTGGGTATGGCAGAAGTAAAGCTGAAGCCGCATACTACAAACACTTCAATGAGAAATATAAAGGCATAGCCAAATGGCACAAGAAGCTAGGTGATGAAGCATTGCGCCATAGAAAGATAACGACACCATCAGGTCGGCAGTATGCGTTCCCTGATGTAGAGCGAAGAGTGAATGGACAGCCATCACACTTCACCATGATTAAGAACTACCCAGTACAGGGTTTTGCTACGGGTGATATTGTACCTGTAGTTTTACTAGAATTAGATGAGAGATTGAAGCCACTGAAGTCGTGCTTAGTTAATACAGTACATGACTCGACGGTGATTGATGTCCACCCTAATGAGAAAGATTATGTTATACAAATTATAACTGATATGAACAATGACTTAGATTTAATTATCGAGGAGGCTTATGATGTAAAAATGAATGTACCTATGTTATTAGAAGCAAAAATAGGTTCTAATTGGCTTGACACAAACGACGTTTGAGAGTATAACTATAACTCTTTTCACCACATAAAAATTAAAAGGTATATATAATGAATACGGAACTTACAGTAAACGATAACTCAGGCCGTTCAATGGCTGAGATGATGGGAGTTAGTACGTCTACTCCTAGCACAAATAAGACATCTAACTTAGCTAGACTAAGCATACTTCACTCTGCTCAGATGGGCGAAGTAGATGTAGCAGGAAAGAAGATGAAGACAGAAGTATTACCTGTCGGCACATATGCTCTAAAGATAGAGGATGACACAATTTATGTAGCTAATCCGTCCATAAGAATATTCGCACAGCGTGTACAATATACGAAGTGGGATGCTGAGAATAATAAGATGGACAGAACAGTATTAGCTAATGATCTGAAGTCAGACTTAAAAGATACACGCGGTACATTTAATATAGGTAGACCATCAGGGTTTGTAACTGATTGGGAAAGTGTGCCACAAGAAACAAAAGATATAATGCGCGTCGTTAGACGTACTAAGGTTTTGTTTGGTGCAATAAAAATAAATGGAGGAGCTATGAATAGTAATGGTGAATCTATTGAAGGATATGATAGAGAGATACCATTCATATTAGACATTAAGAACAACACGAGCATTAAAGAATTAGATGCAACCGTCAGGGCTTTATCTAAGAAGGGTGTTCTACCCATTGCTTATGCCATTGAGTTAGGGGCGGAGTCTCATTCAATGCCTACTGGTGCAACCTTTGCTACGATGACATTTGCAGTAAAGGATAAAGTGGACTTAGTAGAAGAAGATAGTAAGACATTTCAGTCTTTCTTAGATTGGATTGAATGGTCTAATAACTTTGTCTTAACTAAATGGGAAGAAAATAACAAACAAACTATGGATGACGACGCAGATTTAGTAGCTGAGTTTGTTGACGTAGAGGGTGCTGCTGTTTAATGGAGCAACTTAGTGAGGCAGGACACTGGTATGACAGTGAAGGCGCACCTACATATACTATAGTAGGTTTGAATGGTGTCGAAAGAAACACTACACTTAGAGATGCTAGAAAGCATGGATATGTTCCATCTGTTACCACAATAATAGGGATGGCTGCAAAGCCATCTCTCGAAAACTGGAAGATCAATCAAGCATTGAACTCCGCTATTACTTTGAAACAAAACCCAGGCGAAACTTTAGAGCAGTTTACATACAGGTGTAAGCAAGACTCAAAAGAGATAGGACGCAAAGCTGCAGAACGTGGTACAATTATTCACGCTATGATCGAGCAAGGATTCATGGGCGGCACAAAAACTAAAGCTTACAAAGTTATTAAGGATTATTTAGACAAAGAATTTCCTGATGAAACTTGGATAGCGGAAGACTCATTTTGTTCTACTAACGGTTACGGTGGTAAGATAGATTTGTATTCTAAATCAGGAATATTTGTTGACTTCAAAACCAAAGATGGGTTAAAAGATAAGCAAGCATCCAAGTTAGTTTTCGACGATCATGGGATGCAACTTTCGGCATACGCTGAAGGATGTAATTACAAAGAACCAGAAAGAGTTTCTATATTTGTAGACAGAGAAGATCCTGAACTCATAGCAGTACATAAGTGGAATAATAAAACACACGACCGCCACTTAGCTATGTTCAACAGTCTACTTACTTATTGGAAACTAATAAAAAAATATGATCCATCAGAGATCTTAAATAACAACAAAAACGAGGCAGCATAAATGGTTAAGATGACAATTGAAGGAACAGACTACGACACAGATAACATGACTGATGAGCAGAAAGAATTAATTGAAGTTCTAAAAGTTAATACAACTACATCAAATGTAGTCGGTCATATGTTACAATGTGTCAATGCAATAGGTAGGGTTAAAGTAGATGAATTAAAGGCTTCCCTATCTGATGGCAAAAAAGACTAATACAAAACGTCGGCACAATTCAAGACGCTATCGTAGTGGTTTAGAAGAACAAGTTGCTGACTATTTAAAACATCACCAAAAAGAAGTTAGATACGAACTACTAAAGATCCAATGGGAAGACTTGCGATACAGAACGTATACGCCTGACTTTCAATTAGACAATGGTATCTTTATAGAATCTAAGGGGTTGTTCGATAATGAAGATCGCCGTAAGCATATAGCTATTAGGGAACAACATCCTGAGTTAGATATACGGTTAGTATTCAGTAACGCACAAGCTAAACTCTACAAGGGTTCTAAGACGCGGTATTGTGGGTGGTGCGAGAAGCATGGATTCAAGTGGGCGCACAGAGTTATTCCTTTGGAGTGGCTATTAGAAAAGGGTAGCTACACTAAAGACACTGTGATAAAATTAAAAACAAAACGTAAGGATATTTAATGGCATATAAACTAGCAGACGATGAGGTAGCCTTGATATTGCGACCCATAAGGTTTGATAAAGATGGTACATGGAGTGGTCTCATATCTACAGGATTAGCTATGGGTCCAGAAGAAAAGATAGACCGAAAAGTATTAGCGGAGCTAATTAAGTGTGCTACATTCTTGAGTGCCTTCCTAGATATAGCGCACGAGTTTCCTGACATCATGGAGATTGTAGAAGAGCGACGGGATGAAATGATTAAGCTCTTTGAAGAAGACGCATACGAAGAAGCCAACGGTTTGCCTGAAGTAGAAATAGAAACAAAGGAGGGCAATGTAATTAAGTTTGGACCTCTAACTAAAACGAAAGGCAACGCATGAGTGACGAACTAATACATAAGCCAGAGCATTACGCTCGATGGAAGATAGAACCTATCACCTATACTATGATGAATGGCTTTGAGTTCTGGCGCGGTAATATAGTTAAATATGCTAGTCGAGCAGGACATAAACTATACGATGGCATGGACCAAAAAGAAAGTGAGATAACGGATCTCAATAAAGTAATACGCTACGCTGAGATGCGTATTAATCAGATTAATGGTGCAGATGAGCTTTAAATCTTTTCATGTATCGTTCACTATGAAAGTAGATGAAGATGGGAATATATTATCTTTGGTAGATGATGCCCACGAAGAAGACGTTGAGGATGTAGTATCTAATGCACTGCATGACATCGACGATGTAGAAATAGAAAAAATTAAAGTAAAAGGGAAAGACTATGGACGGTAATTATCTACCAACAGACTATCAATCATTTATTCACAAATCACGTTACGCCCGATGGTTAGACACTGAAGGTCGCCGCGAGAGTTGGCATGAAACTGTATCACGTTATATTATTGAGTTAAGAAAAATAGATGGCCTAGATACAGACACAAGAAAAGAATTGTATGATGCTATCATATCACTACAAGTAATGCCGTCTATGAGAGCTATGATGACTGCAGGTCCTGCACTAGATAGAGACAATACAGCAGGGTATAATTGCAGCTACCTACCAGTGGATGACCCTAAATCTTTTGATGAAGCTATGTTTATACTTCTGTGTGGTACTGGTGTCGGGTTTTCTGTTGAGCGTCAGTTTGTATCTAAACTACCTGAAGTACCAACGATGTTTGATAGCGATACAACTATTATAGTTAAGGATAGCAAAGAAGGTTGGGCTAAAGCTTTCAGACAGGTCTTAGCCCTCCTATGGGCAGGTGAAATACCTAAGTGGAATATGTCTTTAGTTAGACCAGCAGGTGCAAAGCTCAAAACATTTGGCGGCAGAGCATCTGGTCCTGCCCCACTTGTAGACTTGTTTAACTTTTGTATTGCTACCTTCAAAGGCGCACAGAACCGCAGACTGTCTAGCCTGGAGTGCCACGATATTATGTGTAAGGTAGGAGAGATTGTTGTTAGCGGAGGAGTCAGACGTAGTGCAATGATCTCTTTGTCTAATTTAAGCGATGACCGTATGAGGCACGCTAAGTCAGGTAATTGGTGGGAAAATGCAGGGCATCGAGCTTTGTCTAATAACTCAGTTAGCTATACAGAGAAACCAGATATGGAAACATTCTTGCGTGAGTGGACAGCATTAGTTGAATCTAAGAGTGGCGAGAGAGGTATCTTTAATAGGCAAGCTAGTAAAAAACAAGCAGACAAGAATGGTAGACGTAATTCAGAATGGGAGTTTGGAACTAACCCATGCAGCGAGATAATCTTACGCCCATATCAATTCTGTAATTTAAGTGAGGTAGTAGTACGAGCTACCGACGATATAAAAAGCCTATCTAATAAAGTTAGATTAGCTACAATCATTGGCACATTACAATCTACTCTGACTAAGTTTCCATACTTGCGTAAAGTCTGGCAGAACAACACAGAAGAAGAAAGACTGTTGGGCGTATCTCTGACAGGCATAATGGACAACCCATTACTTACCGCTAAGAACAAAGGTCTATCACAAACACTAGATCACCTCCGTCACGTCGCCATTGAGACAAATAAAGAATGGGCCAAACGTCTTGGTGTTCAACAGTCAACATCTATTACGTGCGTTAAGCCTAGTGGAACAGTGTCACAACTCGTGGATAGTGCATCAGGAATACACGCCCGACACAGTCAATACTACCACAGAACTGTACGCGGCGATAACAAAGATCCTATTACTAAGTTTATGATAGATCAGGGAATACCTGCAGAACCATGTGTTATGAAACCAGATACGACAACTGTGTTTACATTTCCTATTGCGTCGCCAAAGAACGCAGTAACCCGTAATGATATGACAGCCATCGAGCAGCTAGAGATGTGGCTTATATACCAGAGACACTGGTGTGAACACAAACCATCCGTAACCATTACAGTCAAAGACGATGAATGGATGGACGTAGGTGCATTTGTATATAAAAACTTTGATGAAATGAGTGGTGTGTCTTTTCTGCCACACTCAGACCATACCTATCAGCAAGCCCCATATCAGGATTGTAATAGAGA